TGCATCAACCGCAGCAGCGAGTCTAGCTGGATCTACTACACCAGCCTCATCTTGCTCTAGAATAGAAAGCTTTCGATTGTGGTGCTTACTGTAACTTTCCAGGATGTCTCTTTTTAGCATAACTTATAATAGATAAATAGCCTTCCCTCTATATTTAGAGAGAAGGCTATCTTAATAGAGGTTAGGTTATACTACGGTTGCGCTTGACGATTCGCGTTACGGAAGTTACCCGCTCCACCAGCAGCGACGAACTGAG